GGGCAGACGCACAACTCGCTTCGGCAGCGCGCGACCGATCGCAAGAAGGAGGAGCGGTTGGCGGAATTAGGGTGGACCGTGTTGAGGATATCCAACTCGATGGTCGCGAAGATGTTTACGACCTGAGCGTTGACGGGGCACCATTCTACTACGCGGGCGGCGTCCTCGTTCATAATTGCAGTTCCTTCAAGGACCATTCGACCTACCGCTTCAAGGCGATGCAACGCGTCCGGCCGCTGCTCAAGCGGATGATCCAACTCACCGCCACGCCGGCATCCGAGTCCTACATGGGCATCTTCGCGCAAGCCTACCTGCTCGATCTCGGGGAGCGGTTCGGCAATTCCATCACGCATTTCCGTGATCGCTATTTCGATCACAACCCCTACGAGAAATCCTACAAGATCAAGCCGAGCGGCAAGACGGAAATCATTTCCAAGATGTCCGACATTGCGCTCGTGATGCGGGCCGAGGACTACCTTGACCTCGAAGAACCGCTCATGCTGCACCGAAAACTGAATCTCGAACCGGCCGAGATGAAGGCATACAAGAAGTTCGAGAAGACCCTGATCCTGTCCCTGCCGGACGGCAACGAGATCGAGGCGCTGACCGCGGCAGCACTCAGTCAGAAACTCCTACAGGCCGCCTCGGGCGCCGTGTATGATGAGTTCAAGACCGCCGTCCCGTTCCACGAGCACAAGATCGAGGAGGTGGCCGAACTGATCGAGGAGTTGGACGGGTCGCCGCTGATGGTCGCCTATTGGTTCAAGAGCAGCCGGGATCGGTTGATGAAGGCATTTCCGCAGGCGATGTTGATGGATCGAGGGGGCAAGGCGGTGGGACCGTGGAACGAGGGCAAGATACCCCTGCTGCTCGTCCACCCGCAGAGCGCGGGCCACGGGCTCAACATGCAGTACGGACCGGGCCATGACCTCGCGTTCTTCGATATGTTTTGGTCGGGGGAGTTGTACGACCAGATCATCCGCCGTCTCGCTCGGCAGGGTCAGAAGAAGGTCGTCCGCGTCCATCACCTCCTGACCAACGGCACGCACGACGAGGCGGCCATGGCGGCGCAGGAGAGCAAGGGCGCCGAGCAGGCCGACCTCAAGGCGTCGATCAAGCGGCTGCGCGACAGCGTGAAGGGGAAGCGGTGATGCGATACGACGTGGTGATGTTCTCAGGCGGCATTGGCAGTTGGGCGGCAGCCAAGCGCGTCGCTGCGCGCCGGTCCGAGAGCGGAGAGGCGCCAGAGGGGCTGGTGCTCGTGTTCGCGGACACGCTCATCGAGGATGAAGACCTCTACCGCTTTCTCGACGAAGCCGCCGCGAATGTCGGCCGCCCGCTGGTTCGGATAGCCGAGGGGCGCGACCCGTGGCAGGTCTTCAACGATGTCCGGTTTCTCGGCAACAGTCGGGTAGACCCGTGCAGTCGTATCCTGAAGCGGGCGCTCCTGGATTCGTTCATGGAAGTAAACTTCGATCCGCAGAACACCACGATCCACACGGGCATCGACTGGTCGGAAGAACATCGACACATCAACGTCAAGGCGCGCAAAGCGCAAGCCGGGTGGACCTATGAGGCGCCCATGTGCGAAGCGCCCCACCTGACGAAAGCGCAGATGCTTGACTGGCTTCGCAAGGAAGGCATCGAACCGCCCCGTTTGTATGCGATGGGCTTCCCGCACAACAACTGCGGTGGGTTCTGCGTGAAGGCCGGGCAAGCCACGTTCGCTAAGCTGCTCGAACATATGCCAGCCCGATACGCGGAACACGAGGCGAAAGAGGAAGCCTTGCGGCAAACGCTTGGGGCAAACATCGCGGTTATGCGTGATCGCCGCGGCGGCAAGAGCAGGCCGATGACCATGCGAGAGTTTCGCGAGCGCGTCGAGGAGAAGCGGGAATTTGATCGCTTCGACTTCGGAGGTTGCGGGTGCGCCGTAGATGACGGGGAGGCGGATCAGTGAGCGGGTCCAGCCTGTTGCGGCGTCAGAGCCGCGTGAACCACGATCAGGACAGCCGAGCGATCATCTATGATGGCGCGTCTGTCAACCAACTCGCCGCGATGTTCGGTTTGCCGAACACAGAGGTCGCCCGCAAACTGCGGCACCTGGCGCCGGCAGGGGTGCGCAGCGGCTACCCGATCTATCTTGTCCGAGAAGCCGCCGAACACCTGGTCAAGCCGAAGGTGGATGTGGAGGACTACATCAGGAAGATCGGCGTGCGCGATCTCCCGCCGTCGCTTCAGAAAGACATCTGGACCGCGATGAACGGGCAGTTGAAGTTCGAGGAGGCGCAGGGCAATCTCTGGCGCACCGAGCGCGTGCAGGCGGTGTGGGCGGATTGGCACAAGCAAGTCCGCATGACCTTACTTCTGGCTGTCGATGAAGCCGAGCGGGACGGCGAGATGCCACCCAGCCTCTACGAGTGGTTCCGAAAATACATAGATAGGTTGTTGGTTTCATTGCACGAGAACGTCACCATCACTCTCGAACAGATGCCGAAACTCACGCCGGGGATCGTGGACTATGAGCAAGATGCAGAACCCGAGGTCAATGCAACGGTTGTCGAGGAAGACGACGACCCAATTTGAGTCGCTCAACTCGATCGGCGTCGGCCTCGCGGATTCCTTTCGTCCGCCCGAGCGCATCACGGTCTCCGAGGCCGCGGAGAAATACGTTCAACTCAACATTCCCGGCGCCTATATGGGGCCATACCGCAGCGACCTGACGCCCTACATGGTCGAGCCGTCCAACGTGCTCGCCTCGCGCCAGTTCGACGCTTGCGTGTTCGTCGGTGCCGCGCAGAGCGGCAAGACTCAATCCCTTCTGCTCAACTGGCTCGCCTACAACATCATGGTCGATCCGATGGACATGATGTTCTTCTCTCCATCTCATTCCGCTGCGCGAGACTTCGCCGTGCGCCGCGTGGATCGTATGCACCGGCACAGCCCGTCCATCGGCGCCATGCTCTCGCCTCGTGCCGACGAGGACAACAGGCACGAGAAGGTCTACCGCAACGGGTCGATCCTCACCCTCTCCTGGCCTTCAGTGACGGAGTTTGCCGGTCGTCCGGTCGGGCGAATCGCGCTGACCGACTTCGATCGCATGTCGGATGACATTGATGGGGATGGGAATCCGTTCGACCTCGCGGCCAAGCGCACGACCACCTTCGGTTCGTTCGCCATGACGCTCGCTGAGAGTAGCCCATCACGGCCCCTCGAAGATCCGCGCTGGATCGCGACAACCGCGCACGAGGCGCCACCCGTGAAGGGCATCCTGGCGCTGTACAACCGTGGCGATCGCCGCCGCTGGTATTGGCGTTGTCCGAAGTGCGATCACCGCTTCGAGGGCAACATGCGGATGTTGAAGTGGGAACCGCTGGCCGACCGCTTTGCCGCGGCGGATACGGTGAGGTTGGTTTGCCCGGCGTGCGAACACAACATTCCCCACGAACGTCGGCGCGACCTCAACGCGGAAGGCGTGTGGCTGAAGGACGGCGAGACGATGGGACGGGATGGAAAGATATCAGGCACACCCCTACGCAGCAACATCGCGTCGTTCTGGCTCAACGGCGTGGCTGCGACATTCATCTCGTGGCCCAAACTGGTGCAGAACTACCTCATGGCCGAGGAGGAGTACCAGAAGACCAGCGGCGAGGAATCGCTGCGCAAATTCTACAACAACGACTTGGCCGAGCCCTACACGCCGAAGAAACAGGAGACGGTGCGGCTGCCCGCCACCCTTCAGGATCGGGCCGAAGCATACGGCGAGGCGGACAGCCCCGAGGTGCCCGAGGCGGTACGATTCCTGGTCGCCTGCGTGGACGTGCAGAAGAACATGTTCGTGGTGCAGGTATTCGGGATCGCGCCGGGCAACCCGTTCGATGTCTATGTGGTGGATCGGTTTGACATCAGGAAGTCGAACAGGCTCGACAAGGACAACGAGCGAGAGTGGGTGAAGCCCGGATCGTACCTCGAAGACTGGAATGTCCTGTCCGATCAGGTCATCAACAAGCACTACCCGATCCAGGATGACCC